CTGGGCGCGCCCGAACCCTACCCGCCGGGTGATGCGGTGGCCGCTGCCGTGATTCGAATCCCTGTCTATCTGAAAACCATCATCGAGGGGTAACCCATGAAGAGCGAAACCCAGGCGCCGGCTCCGGTCGACGCCGCGCCGTCGGCTGCGCTGAATAAGGCCGTCGAGGTCACCCTGGCCAAGGTGCATTGGCACCAGGGCAAGGAGAAGGCGGCCGGCGAAAAGATCAACGTCAGCCCTGACCAGGTTGAATTTCTGCGCCGCGAAGGCGTGATCAAGAAGGAGGCCTGATATGGCTATCGAGAAAGAGACGTACGTGATCGGCGGACCCTTCAAGATCCGCGAGTCCGGTGCTACCACCCCCTTCCAGTTCGCTGGCCTGGTGTCCACTATCCAGCAGACCATCGAGACCAACGAGATCACTTTGCCGGATACCACCACCCCGCAGGGCGGTGAGTACGATGCCGTTTCGCGCATCACTTCGGTCGGGTTGTCGATCAACTTCCGCGAACTCAAGACCAGCATCCTGGCTGCCTTGGTGTGGGGGGACGCCACCAACGTTCCTTCTGCCACCCATACCGACGAAGCGCACACCGCCGTTCCGGGAGGCACGATCGCGCTCGACTTCATGCCGCTGGAGATCACCAGCGTGAAGAGCGATGACGGCAGCACGACCTACGAAGAGTTCGACGACTGGAACATGACCGGCGCCGGCATCGAAATCGTTGAAGGGGGGGCGATCTCTGCGGCCACGCCGATCAAGGTGACTTACAAGTCCGCCACCGTGGATGTGATCGAGGCGCTGACCAACAGCGGCAAGACGTTCGAATGCCTTTTCGAGGGTGAGAACGCAGCCGGTACCCAGCGCCGTATCCAGGCGCGCTATTTCCGGTGCCGTCTGAACCCGTCGAGCCAACAGGACTGGCTCAATACCGAAGACTTCCTGGCCGCCGAGGCCACTGCCAAGGTGCTGATGGACCCGACCAAGGTCGGCGCCGGAAAGTCGAAGTACTTCAACATCAAGAAGGAACTGGCTACTGCGTGATATTGGTCCTGTCAGCAGGTTCGCTCATGATTGCCCCGCTATGGCGGGGCTTGTGTTTCCCGGAGGGTTGAAATGTCTAGCTTTACTGCGAGCAGGGTTGTGGATATCGATGGGGTTGAAATTACTGTTCGCGAACTTAGCGTTGCGGATGTTCGAAAGCTAATGCAAGAGGTCAGTGACCAAGACCTCGTCAGTAATGCTCTCTTCGAAGATATCAGGCTTTCCGATCTGTGCCTGATGACGTCGGTTACGGAGAGCCAAATTAACGATCTCCGGCCTAGCCAGCTCGCCAAGTTGCGGGATGCATGTAAAGAGGTGAACCCGCATTTTTTCGGAATGCTGGGCCGTCTCTCGAAACTCCGCGACAAGCCTTGAGGAGTTTGGAGCGCGCCATTTGCGTTCTGGTGAGGCTTGGGCATCACCACGTCCTTGAATATCCCTGGTCGCTGTTCTTGACCGCGCTGAAGGCTGAATGAAATGGCTGACGTAAAGATCCGGCTGACTGCTGACCTCGATGATGCGCTGCGCGAGGTGTCAGGTTTCCGCAAGGAATACGCCGAACTGGTTAGGCAGGTCGCGCAACCTCTCAAGCGTTTAAACGATTTCACTGCTCTCGAAAGCACCCTTGAGGACACGCAGCGCCAGGCGCGCTCGGCGCGCGAGCAGATCCGCACGCTCGGCAACGAGATGGCATCGACGATCAGGCCAAGCCGCGAATTGCAGCAGGCTTACAGGGACTCCATTTCTGACTTGCGAAGCCTGGAGCGGGCAGAGACCGTCCAGATAGCCAAGCTCGGAGCGATGCGCCGGGAGTTGAAGCAGGCAGGCCTGGATACGAGGAGCCTGACATCCGAACGTCAGCGGCTCCAGCGGGAACTGGATCGAAACCTTCAGGCGGGCCGGAATGACGCTGCCACCACCAGCCTGCGGCGACAGGCGGCAGCGATCAAGCAGAGCGCGATCGAGCAGCGCCGCTTCAACATGGAGCAAGCGCGTAGCACCCTAGGAGTCGCCAGGGTGCGCGAACTGCAGACTGCTATCGGGCAGTTGAACCAGCAATATCGCTTGCTTCGGTCCAGCGGAACGCTATCCACAAGGGAGCTTGCCGTTGCGCAGCGGGCGCTCAAGAAGCAGATCGCGGAGACCAAGAACGAACTCAACTCGCTTGGTGCCGGCTCGCGGCTGTCGAGCATCGGCTCTCTCCGCGGGAGCGGTCCAGCGTTGGCGGTTGCGGGGCTCTCCGCCGCAGTAGGCGCTGCAACGGCGAAGTTAGCGAACGGGGCCGACACTGTTGGCCGGCTCGATTCCCGGCTTCGCCTGGCGACCCGCTCGCAGGAAGAGTTCAACACCGCGCAGATCGAACTCGACCGTATCGCGGATGATGTACAGGGCGACGTCGGCGACCTCATCGGCCTCTATTCGCGGTTGCAGCGCCCGCTTCGGGATGTGGGCATGGATCAGCGCGCCGCCCTTGAAACTGTAGAGGCGGTGTCGCTCGGCCTGAAAATCGGTGGGGCATCTGCCGAGGAGTCGGCCTCGGTCATTACCCAGTTCTCCCAGGCCATCGCCAGTGGTGTTCTGCGGGGCGAAGAGTTCAATACCGTTCTGGAGTCCTCGGATCGCATTGCTGGCGCCCTGGCGGACTCCTTCGGGGTGACTGTCGGCCGGCTTCGCGAGATGGCTGCCGCCGGCGAACTGACCTCGGAGCAGATCGTTATCGCGTTGCGGAAGGAACTGCCGAAGCTCCGCGAGGAAATGGCTTCGTTTGCCCCGGAGATTGGTGCAGGGCTGAACCGGATATTTTCCGAAACCCAGAAATACTGGGGGCGTCGCGCGAAGGAAACAGGCATCGTCGACTGGGTTGCGAACCAGTTGAACGATGTTGCCAAGGGGATCAACACGGCGAATACGCTGGTGAAAAAGGGCGAGGGCAGCCTCACAGCCACCCTCGCCGCCGAGAAGGCACGCCAAGAGCAGATCGTGAAGCGCCAGAACGATGCCCTGAAGCGGGCTCGGGATCAGAACGTCGCTGATCTCCAATCTGAGGTTGTTCGTACCAAGGCGCTGCTTGATCAGTCCACAAAGAACCTCAACGACGCGCTTTCGCGCCAGGCAGATGTCCGCAAGGAGTTTGCCGATCTGGTGAAGGGTATCCAGGCGACGCCCACCTCCGGAACGCAGACCTTCGGTGATGCCACTGCGGCCCAGGCCTCGGCTCGCAACGCCCTGACCGCTGGCAACAACCAAAAGGCGATCGAGGAGGCGCGCCGCGCGCTGCAGATCCTTCAGCAACTGAAGGACGCTGGCGCGAACAGTTACGGCTTCGAAGGCGTGGCCAAGGAGGTGGAGCGCATCGCCAACAAGGCCGCAGAGGTCGAGGCTGGTAATGCCAAGGCTGCGGATGACGTCAACCGCCTGAACCTGGCCGACCTCGAGGAGCGCATCAAGGCTGTGCAAAACGTCGAGGTGTCGTTCGGAATGGACTTCGAAAGCGCGGAGACCTTGAAGCAACAGGTTGCCGATATCGCCGCCGGACTGGCTGAGCAGCTTGTGATACCTATCACGCTGGTTCCGCCTCCGGAGATGGGTTTGCCTGGCGTGCCCAGCATCACCCCCAAGATACCCGGGTTTGCCACTGGTACGCAGAGCGCTCCTCCTGGCATGGCGTGGGTTGGGGAACGTGGGCCAGAGCTGATGATGATGCGCGGAGGAGAGCGCATCTTCAACGCGGTGCAGTCGCTGCAGATGTCTCAGAGGTATCAACGAGTCCTGCCCGAGATACCAGAGATTCCGCCCGCGGCACTTCAGCAGGCGAATCCATCTTCGGCCATGCAGAACCTTGGCTCGCTGACCATTAATCTGGGTGGAGACGATGCCGGTTTCACCGTCTTTGGGGCACACGATACGCTCCGAGATATACGCAAGGCCGCCTCGAAGTTCGGGCGGACGCGCCCAAAATGACCAAGCCCGCCTCGCGCGGGCTTTTTTATGGAGTTGGGAATGATCATTCCGAACGTGATGCTTGGGGGGATACCGATCGTGATACACGGCGGCGCCCCGCAGTGTCAGTACCAGGCTGTAGATGGCGGAGTCGAGCGATTGAGACTCAGCGGAGGTGCGGCAGTACAGATGACGCACTGGCGCAAGACGGCAATCACCATCAGCGGTTCAGGATGGATCGGGACGGGGATGCTTGGACTCGACTTCGACAACCCGCTAGAGCTGCGATGCAATGCGTCCCTCGGCATCTCGGGTCGTACTGCCGCCGACCGAGTATTCACCATCCCGGGCGAGGTTCGGCCGGACGCCGGGCCATGGGGGCTGGCGCTGGTCGGTCGTGAGTGGGTCAGAACGATCGTGGCGTCCGCCGGCCAGGTGGTAACGGTGTCGGAGATTCCTGGCGCGCAACTTTACCGCGTCGAGTGGTGGCCGCTATTCCACGTCTTCGCGTCGATCCCTCCTGAGGCGCTTGACTCTTCGAACAACAGTCGGACCTGGCAGATTGTCGCTGAGGAAATCTGATGCTCAACCGTGGACCGCTCAATAGCGCTGCGCTGAACTCGGCCGGTCACTCCAGTGTGCCTGGTCCTGAGCCGATCATCCCAGGCTTCGCTTTCACATGGCGCGCTATCGTGCGGGTTGGCGATGTTGACGTTACGCCACTCCTGACAGGGGAGATTGAGGTCGATCGTGAAGAGGGCGCTGCTGGCGTCGCGTCCTTTTCGATCTATCTCGGTGACGACCCTGTTGTTCCTGCGGACTGGATCGGTCGAACCGTAACCATCGACTATGCGACGGAGACCGCCGGGGAACTGAGCCAGGGCCGAAGGTTTACGGGTAGGGTTACGCAACCAGCCTGGAACCCTGTCCGCCGAGTCTTGGGCGTCAGTTGCACGGACCAGTTGCAGCAGCGTGTGGAGGCCATGGCAATTGCGGATGTCGATGCCCTGGTGGGTGGTAAGTGGTCCGCCGATGTGTTCGAGTCCGTCGAAGGTCGCTCGCGTTGGGATTATGCCCAGGAGCGGTTGACTAGCGTAGTGGGCAGCTTGGATTGCTCAGCCTACGGCGCTCTTCGCGTCACGTCATGGCATTCTGTGGCGCCCACCTTCGAGTTTGGACCTGGATCAACGGTATACGGATCCCTTGCGGTCGAGCTTGCCGACCTGAGTTCTCAGACGAACAGGGTCGAGATCGAATGTGACTACCGATTCAGTCGGCTGTGGCAATGGAATATCAACTATGGATGGAAGGCGCCAGGTACGGACGGGCAGGATGGTGAGCCAGGATTTTGCAATTGGCGTCCGGAGTCGCACGAACTCCCGGATACGGAAATGGTTGAGTCGGCAACCAGCAGCTCAGGGCAAACGCTGATCCAATCGTCGACTGAATACTATCCGCTGCCACCCACTGGCATCTACTGCACGCCTCCGCAAAGTTGGGCCAACAAATACACGGGGCTGTTGCTAGGCGCCGACTGGGCCGCAGGGCGTCGCTGGGTGCAAGCGGTTACGGAGTCATACCGAATAGCGGTAGAGGTGCAACCTAGCGTGCTGGCGACCGGACCAATCATCAGTCGCTCCCGGGCATCGTTTGAGATTGATAGCGATCTCGCCGAGTCCTGGGAGAGTGCTGCTATTACCGGGGGGAGTTCTGGACACATTGATCAGCCCAGCGAGACGCGCAGGATTGGCGCGCTGACATGTCTGCTTGAGCAGGCTCGAGCTACTCTCGTCGGTGCTCATAGGGGGACGACAGTGAGCTGGGACTGCCCTACATCCATGGTCATGGCGGTCGATTTGACGCACACCCTCAAATTCGATGATCAGCGAATCAAGGCTGTAGGTAAGTGTCGCCGTGTGCTTGATCGCTTTGACCTTGAGAGTGGTTCCGCGATAACCACCCTGAGTATTGCTGTGATGCGCGGTGGCGGAGGAGATTCCGACGTCCTCACTCCTCCTAGTGGCTCTGGGGCTGCCCCCGAACTACCAGCCTTCGATGGGCGCCTTGAGTCGCAAATCGCTGGTCACCCGGATGACCCACCATTCGATGAATCGAAAGATGGGTTTTCCGGTAACTACGACAACTACAACAGTCCACAGCCTCGTTATCCGAGGCAACTACGCATAACTGCTCCCGAGATACCCGCCTCGCTCCGCGATGAATATTCGCCGGAGATCGGTGCGTCCTTCCGCGTCTCGGTTCCTGATGATTTGCTGGAGATGTAGCCATGGGCCAACGCTGGATCAATAACTGGCAGACAGAACTCTCAGGCCCGCTGTCGGCGGGTGGGCTCTCTCTCACCATCCCCGCTCCCGCGGCTGATCTTCTGCCCATCTCGGGTCCTTCTGATTTCGTCCTGCTCACTCTTGCCGATGAGTCAGGCTCTGTTCACGAAGTGGTCAAGGCGACGGCAAAGAGCGGCGGGAATGTCACTGTTGCGAGAGCCTCTGAGGGTGTGGCCGTTGAGTGGCCTTCGGGCTCGAAGGTGTACGCGGCGGCGACGGCGGGAACTCTCGCCAGCATCGAGAGACGAATCACCATCCTCGAGCAGTCTGGTCCCGGGCCTGGTGGCGGCACGTTCAAGGCGCAGGAGATCAACGACTCGACTCCGGTAGTCCTCGCTTCGGATACAACGATCGTACGCGTATCCGCATCGTTTGATGGTAATGGTCGCGAATTGGTTATACCTCTGCCTGAAGAAGCCGAGGGGCGTTCTCTCTTTGCAGTCTTTGACCTGGACGTGGTTGTGCAGCCAGCCGCCGATGGTGTTGTCGTACTGAGTAGCGCTGCCAGTGGCGGGGTCCAGTTGTGGGGGCTCGTTGGTTCCGAGTCTTGGCTCTCGGTATCTGAGAACAACTCTCGCATCGAGTTTGTATCAACCTCAGGGCAGAAGGCCTGTTTCTTCAAGGCGCTTGTGTACAACACTGGTGCTACCTACCTCTACTTGCTTGCATCTGGTGATTTCCAATGACCCCGGAACAAGAGCGGCGAGCAATCGGCGCGCGTTTAGAGGCTGAGCGTCGCGGTACCGACCACTCGATTGCGGATGCACTGACCCGGATTATTCGTCCGGAAACACAGAGCCGTCCGCTCCGCAGGATAGATCCACGCGGGGCAGTAGCAGCGCGTCGGGGGACCGCCAACTACAACGGAGAAGGGAAGCAAATCGGCGGTGGAGGAATAGCCAGCCCTCTTACCGAGCCGACGGCTAGCGCTCGGGAGTATTTCGATAGTGTTCTGATTCCGACTACCGATGGCCTGGCATGGGCCAGGTTTAAGAGCGTAAAACGGATTGTCATGCAGGATGCTAACGGGGCTGAGGTAGTGATGGAGTTCAAGAATGCCCTTTCCTAATAGCATTCTCGATGACGCGCCCGATGTGTGGGGATGGCCCTGGCATGGGCTGATCAAGCAGGCGATTGGCGCTGGCGGGGCCGTCCTTACGCTGCCTAGTGGCGCGACCATGGATATGCCAAGTATCGCGCTCATGCAGGATAGCTATCTATGGGATGTTGGGATGCCGGAGCCGGCTGTGACGACCGACAACCCAGACGAGCAGTGGCTGAGCAAAGCGATCTTGCGCGGATCTGGACAGTGCTATGGCGGCATGGACGCCGGATCGGCTGCTTTTATTCGCGGCCGAACGGTCAGCGCGACTGTCAGTACCAGCCAAACTGGCGGCCTGCTTTGGTTTGATGTGTATTTCGTTGATCATGGCGGAGCGGTCCCGATCGAACAGCAAGCGACATCCAACATTCTGGGATGGCAGGATCTAGGGCTTGAGTCCTCCCCGCACAGTTTGAGCGTGTCGTTAATCGATAGAGGTCATGACGGCACGCGCAGACTGTACCTTGTGAACTATTTCAAGAGCGCATCTGACACCGGGGCGCGTGCCGCTTTCGTTGAACTGCACCTGCAGCCGACTGGTAGCGCTGGGTTCTTCGCGACACTATCGGTTGTCGCTACATATCCTCAGGTCAATTACCAGATCACGGCAATTAGCCTTCCGGATGTTGATCTCGATGTGTATACCAGAATCTGGCGGGCGGATAGCGGAGGTTACGAGCAGGGGCCGGAAGCGCCGCCAGGTGAGACTGTCGAATACTCGGTGCGCTCTGGCAATTGGCAATTAACATGTGCTGTGGAGCGTATTTTGTGGATGTGGTACGGAACCTCTGGAGCCCTGGAGCCATTAACGTACAGCGTCCTGCAGACCTGGGACTGGTCGCGCACCGGAGGAGTTGTTGGAGGGGATCATGTCGAAGTCGATGAGGTCTATTCGGTTCGGTACGACCTTTCTCTCGCTGCTGGATCTGCTGGGACTACGCTTCAAGTCGCGCACCAGTCTACATCCCATTCGAACATGGGGTCGCCAGATTCCACTGGCACCGACATTTCATGGCAAGACTTTATCAGTGGTGCCGCCGTTGCCTCCGGAAACGTTACGGGCCAGCCTGGCGGCGAGCATGCAATCGCGTTTCCAGATAGGGCGACCTTTCAGGATGTGAGCGACTCGACGAACGAAATTCTGTGGTTCCAGTCGTCGCTCAGCTCTTTCAGCGGGCAGCCCAATATCGCCGTACAGTCCTTCTCGAACAAAATTCTTGCATTGCGTTTCTTCAGGGATGACCGGCAGAACGGTGTTCAGCAGCGCTATATCAGCCTCGCCCCAGCAGTAACGCCGCACGGATCGCAAGGCGCCGAAATTTTAGATTTCGACGCCGGCGCGCTGACCCAACAGCAGCGCGAGCGCTGGCTGAGCGGTGCATACAACCCGATAACGGGCGAAGTTCATCGAAACGACCCAAGCGGCTACTTCGCCTGGGTCTGACATGCGAATTCACAACCAAGGAGGAGCCAGCATGACGCCGGCCTGTGTGCCCCTGCGCATTGAGAAAGGGGCGACGTTCCGAGACGCGCTGCGGATCATGCAGCCGAGCCTTGTGTACAGACCGATCACGCAGATCGCACCGACCGCGCCTGTCCGGCTGACCATCCCTGGGCACGGGTTGCCTGGCACTTGGCTGGCCTGGGCTGATGGTGTCCAGGGCATGCCCGAGCTGAACCGCGCTCGACTTCGGCAATTGCCTCACCGGGTCGCGTCCATCGACGACGACACGATCGAGATCAACCTGCTGTCAGCCGTTGGGCTGGCGCCTGTTGGCGGACAGTTGATCTACCAGCCACCTGTTGACCTGGCTGGCGCCGAGGTGCGGATGCAGATTCGCGATGCGCCAGGCGGGACTGTGCTGATGACGCTGGCGCTCGGCTCTGGCCTGGATCTCGCCGGCGCCGGAACGATCTCGCGCGAGATATCGGCATCGGCTACCGCGGCGCTGGAATGGTCGGCTGCGGTCTATGACGTGGACGTGACATACCCGGATGGGACTGTACATCGGTACTACAGCGGGCCGATCACTGTGAGCCATGGGGGAGGGTGCGATGGATGACGCCGCGGAGCCCTGGGCGCTGGCGATCGAGGTTGATTGCGAGCCGCTTGTGCTCAGCGAAATGCAGGAATACGCAGTCACCGTGACGCCGCCGGCCGATGTGCTTGTGGTTGTTGCGGGTGACCAAGGGCCTCCCGGGAGGGATGGCGTAGACGGTGCCCAATGGGGCGCGACTGATTGGTGATGACATGGCTCAGATTCGATTTTTCAAAGTGGCGACCCTGCCGGGTACGCTGGAACCCGATTCGTTCTACTTCGTCGAGAATGGCAGCTACTCGGAGTCCTACCTGACGAACAGCGCCGGCGTGGCACGCTCGATCGGCAACAGCGTGATGATCAACGCGCTGATCAACGAGGCGCTGGCAAGCCTGCCAGGAACCGGCGCGCCGATCCTGTTCGTTGCGGATATCGCTGCACGCGACGCCCTGGAGCCGGAGGGAGCCATTTTCGTCCTGGTTCAGGATGCGAGCGCGGACCCGACAGTCGAATCCGGCGCTGCGCTGTACGCATGGAACCCGGCGACCAGCGCCTGGCTGAAGGTGGCCGAGTATGAGTCGATGGACGTCGAGCTCAACTGGGACGCGATCAACGGGCGCCCGACGTCGACGCCAGCGCAGATCGACACCGCCGTTTCTCTGGCGCACACGCACGCGAACAAGTCGACGCTCGACAAGTTCAGCGAGGAGGGTGGTTTGCTGCGCTACAACGGCCAGCCGATCCCGGCCGAGTGGAATGGGACGGCCTGGTAAATGGCCGTCCTCCAGACCCATAAAGTCGTGGCGCAACTCCCCGCGTCGCTGGAGCCGAACGCGATCTACTTCGTCCGGCGCAGCACCGGCTACGACCAGTTCGTCACCAACGGCGCGGGCGTGGTGGTTGCCTATCCGATGAACGTGCGTATCCCCGCGGCTGTGCCGGGTTATCTCGCCGACGGCTCCATGCTGAGGCTCACGATGAACCCTGACGGCCAACTGCCGGCGTCCACCGCCGTCGGCGCAACTCTCAACCTGCAGGTGCTTTTCAATGGCTGATGTACGACCGACGAAGTTGCAGAACGACGGCAACGGCTACGGCAGTCTTCGCGAGTTCGCCGACGGCGACACGGTGCCGGTTGCGCTTGGCGGAACAGGAGCTGCAACCGCCGCTGGTGCGCGCACGTCTCTTGGGCTTGGGAGTGCTGCAGTTAGACCTGCCCTGGGTTCAACTGGGGCTTTGTACTCGCGAGACAGTATTCTCGGCGCTGTTTCGCAGTCGAGCGGCGTACCGACCGGTGCGGTGATTGATCGCGGGAGTAACGCGAACGGGGAGTATGTGCGGTTCGCGGATGGGACTCAGGTCTGCTGGGCTGAGCGCGCGTTGACAGTGACCACCGCCGCGGCGGGCAGCATTCATGTAGACGGGGCACCCGCCAATGGTTTATGGGCATATCCGGCGACATTCAGTTCGCCGCCGAACACGCATTGCAATGCCCGACACGGGGGGATGTGGGCGAATGCGCTTGTTGCTACCCCAAACTCAGTTACATCGATTGTGATGTCGACAGTTGCGCGCTCCTCAGTTGCCGTCAACGTTGCGTTCACAGCTATTGGGAGGTGGTTCTGATGCTGATCAAATTGTCACCGTACGCACCACTGCCAGGCAGCGACGAGCACCTGTCGCTGGTCAGGATTGGCGATGTGCTCACTGTGAACGGCCAGGTGTTCGACTTCACACCGCTCCCGGACGGTGGTGAAGTGCCGGCCGAGGCTATCGGGTCGGAGTGGTTCGCTGGTCCTGCACTGCGACGTGCCGGCCGGCTGGAGCTGATCCTGCGGTTCCCGCTGGCCGCTGATGCCAGTGCCGCTGCTCGCTTCCCTGAACCGTTGCTGATCGAGGCCGACGGCCCGGTGGAGTTACCGCGATGATCGACTGGAGCAAGTTAAAGACCGCTGAACAGCAGGCGCAAGAACGCTGGCAGGCTGAGTACGATGCCGCAACCGCGGCGCGGGCGAATGCCTACCGCTTGGAAAGTGACCCGCTCAAGACCGAGGCCGAGTTCGATGCGATCAAGGCCGGCGTGGAACCGGACTACAGCGCCTGGGTGGCCAAGGTCGAGGAGATCAGGGTGCGCTTCCCGCTGCCGGAGGCGAACAGAGGTGAATGA